CGGCACCGCGTTCATCGACACCAACAAGTGCCATATCTTCCCGCTCGGGGTGCCGGGCCTGTTCCGTTCCTACTACGCGCCGGCCGACTACATCGAGACCGTCAACACGCTGGGTCGCCGGCTCTATACGAAGCAGTACGAGATGCCCAACGGCAAGGGCATCCATCTCGACACCCAGATGAACGCGCTCGACATCTGCACGCGCCCCAACGTGCTCCTGCTGGGCAAGCGCACCTGATGGCGAACTGGCGGGTACCGCTGGGGGAGTGGTCGGGCTCCCCCGCCCACATTCTGGGCGGTGGGGCCTCACTGGCGGAATTCGATGGCTCGGCGCTCGAAGGGCAGAGGGTCATCGGCATCAACGAGGCCGGGCTCACGCTTGCCCCGTGGTGCGACATCCTGTTCTGGGCCGACACGCGCTGGCTGGAGTGGAACGTCGACCGGCTCCACCTTCACACCGGTGCGCGCAAGGTATGCCGCCAGAGCCCGTTCGTGCGCACCAGGGGTTGCTCGAAGGAGACGGCCAGGGCCGTCGAGCGGGCGGTCACGGCGCATCGCATCCTGCATCTGCCCCAGGAGCGCAAGGTGGCGCTGTCTCAGGATGCGGCTCGGCTAGCCGGCATCGACAGCGGCGGTTCAGCAATCAATCTGGCCTACCTGCTGGGTGCCAACCCGATCTGTCTCCACGGGTTCGACATGACGCCTGGTCACTTCCACGACCGGCACCAGGTCGCCTCGCGGCCTGAGCGATATGCCGAGGAGTTCATCCCCTCGCTACAGCGCATGGCCAAAAGCCTGGAGGCACGCGGGGTCGAGGTCATCAATTGTACGCCGGGCTCGGCGCTCGACGCGTTTCCGATGCGGGATCTGGCCGAGGTGATGTCGCCGTCCGGAGTAGAAGGATGATCGCGTTCGGGCCGCTCAACACGGCCGTGGTCGGCACCTTTGCTGAGCCAGCCACGATTACGGGCAGTGGTGGTGCTGTGGAGACCCGCGGCATCTTCGATAGCCGCCACTTCGAGGTGCAACTGGCCGAGGGCGAGGTCGGCGTGTCGGAGCTGGTCACGACGCTCACGGTCAACGAGGCCGAGACGGGCGTGGTCGAGGTCGGCGCCACGGTGGTCGTGCGCGCGACAACCTACCGCGTCAAGGACAAGCGCCCGGACGGGCAGGGCATGACCGTGCTGGAGCTTGAGGCATGACGCATCGCAGGCAGCGCATCCGCGATGCCGTGGTCGAGCGGCTGACCGCTGAGGTCACCGCCACGGTTGTGGCCTCGCGCGTCCACAATTGGCAGGTCGACCAGCTTCCAGGCGTCGCGGTCTACACCCTCGACGAGGTGTCCGAGGCCGTCACGCAATCGCGCACGCAGCAGCGCGGGCTGACGCTGGTCATCGACATCTACGTCTGCGCTGCCGGCGACATCGACGACGCGCTCGACGCGCTCTGCCTGGAGGTCGAGCGCGCCATGGAGACCGACTGGACATTTGACCGCCTTGCTCTGCGCAGCGACCTCGCCCTGACCCGCATCGGGCTCAGTGGCGATGCCGACAACAGGCATGGCATCGCGCACCTCGAATACAGCGTCGTCTACCGCTGTGTCCCCGGCGCCCCCGACGCCTGACCCGATACATCCTGAAGGAGAAAACCCATGCCCGTCATCACCTCGGCCGGCACGCGCATCTATATCGGCACGACCGCGGCCAACCCGGTCGGCGACACCTATACCGAGATCGGCGAGATTGTGACCGGCCCCGAGTTCGGCCGCGAATACCAGATCATCGAGCATATCCCGCTGAGCGACCGGGGAGTGAACAAGCTCAAGGGCTCGTTCGACGAGGGCAGCCCGCAGCTCGGCATCGGCCGTGACTTGACCGACGCCGGCCAGGACGCAGCTCGCGCAGCGCTTGAAGAAGACGACGCCTACAACTTCAAGATCGAGTTCAACGATCTGCCGGCCACAGCCGCGACCGGTGACACGCCGACGACGACCTATTTCAAGGCCCTGGTGTCGCAGTTCACGACCAACATCGGCGACGCCAACAGCATCGTCGCGGGCACGCTGACGCTCGCGATCATCTCGGGCACCGTGCAGGACGTGGATCTGAACGTTGCCTGAGCTGACAGCCGGCGAGGTCGAGCTCCGGCTCGGAGACGTGACGCACGTCCTGCGTCCCACACTCCGGGCCGCGCTCGACCTGTCCCGGCGGTTCGAGGGCTTCCATCACGCCGAGGTGCTGCTGGTCTCCCGAGAGATCGATGCCTATGTGGCGGTCATCATGGCCGGCCTCGGGCTCCCCGCCGACAAGCGCATGGAGATCGAGCGGTCGGTCTACGAGGCCGGGCTGATCGCGCCACCCAGGGATCACAATCCCGAGCTGCTCGACCCGCTGGTCGCCTTTCTCAGCATCCTGCAGAACGGCGGGCGCCCCATCGAGCCTCAGGAGGGCGAGGATCCGGGGGAAGCGAAGGGCGCCTGACCCTCGACGACTACTGGGATCGTCTCTTCGAGGATGCCCAGTGCACCGGTTGGGCGCCTGACACCATCCTCGATACGCCGATCCCCCGGCTCATCATGGCGATTGGCGGGGTCTACGAGTTCCGCCGTCGCATCCATCCGTTCGGGAGCAGGGAGACAACCCCTGCCAAGCCCGCCGATGTCAACCGTCCTGCGGTCGCCAAGAGCATCCGCGGGCTGTTTTCCCGCCTGTCCGAGAAAGGAGGCCGCCGATGAGAGAAGACATGCTCGTCCGCATCGGCGCGACCGACCAGGCGCTACGGCAACAACTCGCGAAAACAGAACGCACGGCGCGCGAGGCCGGCGGTCGCATCGGGCGCGATCTTGGTAGCAGTATCGGCGCGGGGTTCCGCACGGCCGGGGCCGCCGCCTTGAAGTTCGCCACGGCACTCGCCGTCGTCGGCGCGGCAGCAAGTGCCGCAGTCCGCGCATCGGCCAGGTTCGGGGCGGAGATGGCGAAGATAGAGGGTCTGGTCGGCGTCGCCCGCGATGAGGTGGCCCGCATGGGCCAGGAGATCCTCGAACTCGCGCCGCGGGTCGGGCGCAGCCCGCAAGAGCTGGCCGAGGCGCTCTTCTTCATCACCTCCGCCGGGCTCACCGGCAGCGATGCCATGGACGTGCTGAAGGCTTCGGCGAAGGCCGCGACGGCCGGGCTCGGTGAGACCAAATCGGTGGCCGACGCGCTCACATCGGCGATGAATGCCTACGCCTCTTCGGGACTATCGGCAGAGACGGCGACCGACGTGCTTGTCGCGACGGTGCGGGAGGGAAAGCTTGAGGCATCCGAACTGGCCGGCGCAATCGGCCAGGTGCTCGCGGTTGCGGAGAATGCCGGCGTGCGCTTCAACGAGGTGGGCGCCAGCGTGGCCGCGCTCACCCGTGTCGGTATCGGCACGAGCGAGGCTGTCACGGGTCTGCGTGCCGTGCTCAGTGCGCTCGTGCGTGAGAGTAAAGAGGGTGCCGCGATCCTGGACGGCATGGGCACCAGCTTCGACGAACTGCGGCAAAGCATCAAGGAACGCGGACTGTTGGCCACGCTGGTCGATCTGCGAGGGCGGATCGGCGATAACGACACCGCTCTGGTCAACATCCTCGGCAGCGTCGAGGCGGTCAATACAGTGCTCGCGCTGACTGGCGCCAATGCGGATCAGGTGGCTGGCATCTTCGGGCGGATGACGGATACGACAGGCGCGCTCGACGATGCTTTCGGCGCCGCCGCCGACACCGTGCAATTTCAGATGGATCGGGCGATGTCCGGTCTCAATGCCAGCATGATCGCATTCGGCGACGCCTTGTCGGAAAACAAAGGTCCTCTCACGTTCTTCGCCGACCAGATGGAGCGGCTGCCCGAAATCATTCGGAAGACGGCCTTCCTGCTCAACAACCTGTCGGCGACGCTCGACGCACTGAACGGACGTGGCACGCTGCAGTTCGCACGCGACGATCTGGCGGCGGCGGAGGCCGACGTCGCGCGTATCCGCGCCGAACTCGATGCTATCGATGACCCCGATCGCCGTGCGCGGGTCACCATGACAAGCGGCCTGAGCGAGGCGCTCGAACGGCTTGAGGCGGCGCAGCGCGCTCTGCGCGACGCCGAACAGAGGGCTGCTGCTGTTATCCGCGGTCGCGATGGCACCCCGCTGAATGCGCAGATCGACCGGCTTCAGCCGGGGCCCGCCGGCGTCGCCCCGGTTGACGATATCGAAATTGTACCGCCGACCGAGGATGATCTCGACCGCGCCGCGGCGAGCCGCGAGCAGGAGGTGGGGCGCTGGAAAACCTTCTTTCGCAATCTGCTCGACGAGCGCGACCGCGCGGCAGGGATGGAGTTCGCGATCATACAACGGCAACGCTTCGATCAGCTCGACATGATCGACGATGCTCTCGACAAAGGGCTGATCCTGGAGGAGGAAGCCGCCCGCGCGCGGCTGATGGTCGAGCAGAATACGCAGCAGCAGCTTGCCGATCTTCGCGCAAAGGCCCGCGAGGAGGAGATTGCGGCGGCCAGGGAAGAGGCAAAGAACAAGGCCGATGCGTCGGCGAAGGAAATGGAACGGGTCCGCGCTGAGACAGAGAGGGTCATGGAGAAGGCCCGCGAACTCGGCATGACCTTCGGCTCGGCATTCGAGGACGCCATCGTGCAGGGCAACGACCTCCGGGACGTGCTGCGGGGCCTCTTGCAGGACATCACCCGCATCTTCCTGCGCCAGCAAGTCACGGGCCCGCTTACCGATGCGCTGGGCGCGGCCTTTGCCAGCAGCGGTTTCAGCATCTTCCACAAGGGCGGCATGGTCGGAGGGCCTGCGCCGATGCGCACCCTGCCGACTGCGGCCCTGATCGGCGCACCTCGTCTGCACAATGGCCTCGCCCCCGACGAATTCCCCGCCATCCTGCAGAAGGGCGAGGAGGTCATCCCCAAGGGCGGCCGGGGCGGCGGCAACAGCTACTTCATCGACGCCCGCGGTGCCGATGCCGGGGCGGTGGTGCGCATGGAGCGTGCGCTGCAGGCGCTGGCAGGCCCGGGCGTGGTCGAGCGCCGCGCGGTGGGCGCCGTGCAGAACCAGCGCCGCCGCAGCCCGGGGAGCTTCGCATGATCACCTATCCCCACAACCCACCGGCCGAGCCCGGGCCGATCCGCGTCACCATGCGCGCGCACAAGGTCGCGGCGATGAATACCTCGCCGTTCACCTTCGGCCAGGAGGTCTTCGCCTGGGACGGCGAGCGCTGGGCGCTCGATGCCGCGCTGCCACCGATGCGCGAGGCCGAGGCGGAAGCCTGGATCGCGTGGCGCCTGGCGCTGCGCGGCGTGGTCGGCACCTTCCATTTCGGCGACCCCATGAGGGCCACACCACGGGGCACCGTGACCGGCGCGCCCGTGGTCGACGGCGGCGGGCAGACCGGCGCGACGCTGGCGACCCGCGGCTGGGACGGTGAGCTGCTGGCCGGCGACAACATCCAGATTGGCAGCGGCTCCAGCGCCCGGCTCTACAAGGTTCTGGCCGATGCCGCGACCGACTCGGACGGCGAGGCCGCGCTTGAGATATTCCCCCGGCTGCGCGAGGGCCCGGCCGATGGCGCGCCCATCGTG